GCCACCACATTCCCAGAGGCATCAAGGAAAGACATCTTCTCCGCTGGCAACGTGCAGAAAATCGTCCTTGTGCCGGAACTCCAGTTCACAGCAGCATCACTGTTGCTCGACTGAAGCACCGTAGTTCTGGCTAGTGTGGTGCCTGACGCAGTGTAGGTTCCAATGCCGACCTCAAAGTCGGTGCCGTCAGAACAAGCGTAATATGTCGTGTTCCCATCGCCCACGCTGCCGAAAGTCTCAAAACCAGAAACAGCGCCTGCAAGCGTGTACGTTGCAGTGCCGGTGGTAGTGGTCGTTTCTTTTACGCGATCTCTGAGAACAAGTGCCATGTTACTTTAGCTCTATCGACAGGTTGCCTGCGTTGATGCGGAAGATGTCGCCGGTAGCGATTGTCTTACTTGCGTCCAAGGCACCCACAAACAAGATGTTTCCGCTGCTGGCAGCGTCCACAATGAAAGCATGTGTGATTGTGTTGTTGGTTCCTGTAGAGGCCGGAAACTCAACATTTGCAGCATTTACTGCTGTCTGAGTATCTGTTCCTACAACAGGAACTGTCCAGCCAGATGCCTGAACCTGCTGCCTAGCATAGTTTCCGAAGGTGGCCTCTGTGAGAGAACCTGTCTCAATACTAGATACGGCGGTTGCAAGGCCGACATATATGCTATTACCCGGAGTTGCAAAACTCTCCGCATTGTTCTTAAACAGGAACTGCAATAGTGCATGCTCCATGTAGGTGGTTGCTGCGTTTGACGTTGCCATTTTCGTTACTCCTTATGTACGAGGCTGTCTAGGAAGACCCTGCCTGTAAGCGTCATCATTTTCTCGTGCCTCTCCTAGATCCTTGAGTCTGCCCATACTCTCTGCATACCTTCCTTCGTAGACAGAGATCATATCAGGCTCACCCTTCATATAGGCATACGCCTCTACCAGAGAGCCATATAATAACGCATTTGGTGCGTTATCGCTAATCCATGTGTACGCGCTATCACTTCCTACAGTCAAACTTGCTGGCCTATAGAAGTAATGAAGCTCAACTGTGTAGCTGGAGTTTGGTGTGGGGCCGATTATAAAGTTACCGGTAACATTTCCTGATGAATCAGTGGAGTCATCAAATGATGCGTAGTATTTGGGTAGGCCGGTGGAAGTTCTGTCTGGGTATGCTTCCCTTATAAAGTTGACATCCTTTTCCAGAAGAAATCCCTCTGAGCCAGAGGTACTTATAAAGAAAGAGAACGGGGCCAAAAAATCCGTGGGCATTGATATGTATTCGTCCCCACTTGTTAGGGATGACGTTGCGTTCTTTCTAAAGTTATTAAGATCTACAGACTTTAGTATTCTCTCTTCAGCAGCCCTGATGAAGACAGGAAGATTCGTCACGAAGGATGTCTCCGTGTTTTCAGTAAAATCTTGTATTGCTGTCTTTAGCTGGGCGTATGTGAAAGACATCAGGCTATCCTTACGATTGCATTACTCGCGTCAGCAGTTGGGAATGTTATTGTAAAGTTAGAACTGCTTGATGCTTGATCAGACCCAAAGTCGAATACTGCAACGGCTTTGTTTGAATCGCTACTGTTGTATATCAAGCAACCACGAGCCGTAATTGTTGAGCTTGAGAACGTAACATCGTTGAAATCAACAAAGGCTGTTGTCCCGCTTGTTGTCGGGGCTACGGCAGTCAGCGTTGCTCCCCCAGCGCTATACCCCGTACCACTCACCTCATTGGTGGCGCTATATGCGGTTGTAGACGCTCCAAGCGTTGCACTGTTTGTGTAAAGCGCGACCTTGAAAGTATCGCCGCCCCCTGCAAAATTATGTACGCCTTCAAGTAGCTCTTTCTTGAAACTGGTACAAACTGCTGTAGTGATTGCCATATCTTACTCCTATGGTGTGTTTGCCGTGCCGCCCATGCCGCTGTGATTTGTACAGTAATAATAAAGCGTTGGCGCTCCAACGGCCACTGTGATTTGTGTATACGCACCAGAACTACCCGGCGTCCCACTTGTTGTTACACCGGTAGTGTATTGAGATCCACCCCCATGAGTTCCATCAGAAGTGGCAGATAATCTTAAAGGATGGCTTGAATTACTGCTGTCTGACTGATCAAACCTGTAGGTAGATCCTTCGCTAAGGCTCACAGTTGCCTGTCTTGTACCATCAATATAATACTTGTTTGCCCCATAGTACGAAGCAACCGTTACTGCATAAGTCGTTATGCTGGCTGATACAGATATGCTTCCCAGAGAAACTGTAGAAGAAACACCAGTCAGGCTAACGCTAACCGAACCTTGAACAGAAACTGTGCCGAGAGACACAATCGCCACAACCCCAGACAAAGAAACACTAATCGGCTGAACTGGCACTGTGCCGGTAGTGGTAATCTTGCCTGCAAAAGCATTCATTATGGGAATTGGTATTACTTCTACGGTATCCAGATCAAGGATTGGAAACCTGATATCAACGCCCTCTATCTTCTTGTCTGGCCTAGGGTTTAACAGGGATTGCGGGTCGTCCGTTCTGACACGGCCCAAAAAGTTTTGGGGATGATCTGGATCAACCACATCAAACCCAACCCGCATACCTGTCTTTACTCCATTCTGGTACTCGTCAACAAGCTGATCCAGAGAGTATCTGAACCCCGTCCTGTCGCAGAAACCAAATGCGTATTTGCCCCTAGCGTTGGTCATCGTTACCCGGCTCTACCAAACCTCTTGCCCCGTGTAGCCGCGCCGGTTCCCCGTGCGACACCACCTTTAGACATGCCCTTCTTCTTCATGGCCCCGCCACCAGCCATTTTGGCCGAACCGGGACGATTGGGCTTCACAGCAGCCTTGAACCTATCAAACATACTTGGCTTCGACGTTGGCTTAGGGGCTGTTCTCTTAGGAGGTGCCTTCTTAGCCGCTGCATTACGACGATCTCCACGCTTAACAGTTGTCTTGGGTGGCTTTGGTGGTGCCTTGCGACCGTCATTTCTAATGCTAGAAGTGGCTGCTTCTGCGACAGTCTTTTTCCCAAGGCCTGCCATTTCAGCTTTTCTTATGCCCTTATAAGGATTGCTGGAACGCCCTGCTGGGCCGATTGACTTGCCTTGACCAGTAGGCACTTTGATGTTCTGACCCACTTTGATCATGTTGGCGTTTTTGATGCCGGGATTAGCTTTCAAAAGAGCCTTGAGGGTAACGCCCTTCTTCTTTGCAATCTGAGACAGGGTATCGCCAGACTTGACCTTTACAGATCCACCCTTGGCATATCCCTTCTTCTTCATCATGCCACCACCGGCCATCTTACCTTTACCATCAGCCGCAAAGAACGGAACCTTCTTGCCGTCTTTCTCAACCATCTTGAGCTTACCGCCTGCGGCCATACCTTTTTTCTTCATGGGGCCACCCATGGCATATCCCTTCTTTTTCATATCGCCACCGGCTTTCTTTTTGGCTGGCTTACGAACATTTTTCATTCCAAGAAGTTTTTGTGCAGTCCTAGATATAGGCTTCTTCTCTTTAATCTTCATACCTGTTTTAGTTCTGTATGTTGGCATCTCAGCCTCCTGCGTAGAATGTGTTGTATGGCACGAACTTGATTGATGATGAGTCTGTGTCCTCGTTTGCCGCTAGTTCAAACTGGAACTCATACTCTTGTTTAAGCGGTGCCACACGGCCCGCCACTTCAGGCTTCTTCATCGCAATGTAGTAAGCCAATCCAGCCGCAAGACAAGGTATGAACCTTGGCGGCATGTCTGCTGTAGTACCGACACAGAAAGAAACTCCTGATATACCCTTCAGCCTGTAATAGGCCAGTGTATATGTGCTTAGGTCAGGAACGGGCCACAAGGTGATGTTCACCTGTGTTGCCTGTCTGTCTACATAAATCTGGTTAGGGCGGCCTTGAGTGTTCTTTGAGCCTTGTTGAGCATATGTCGAAACGCTGATGCGAGATACGTTAGTATCAAGCTGAGATGTTCCGCTGCCCGTTCTAAGCTGATGCTCAATAAGGTCGATAGTGTCCGTAGGAAGTGTATAAGTCGCTGTGCCAGCAGTGAGAGCCTGTGTGCCAGCTTCGATAGTCCAGAGATTAAGTCCACGGTTCTGCCACTCCAATGTAAGTAGGTTAAGGCTTCTACGGGCTGTTTTGAGATCATACCCCGTTGTCATTTGAAGGCCAGCCCTCTCAAAAGCCTCTTCAAATATTTCAGGTAGATCAGGTGTCACTACTGACATTACTTAGTTCTCCTGTGCGCTCTAGTCTTAGCGGCAATCTTTTTGGGCTGCTTTGAGAATTGTTTTCCTGCTTTGGTAGCTTTCCTCTTGGCCTTTGTTGTGGCCGCGTATTCTTTAGAAGAGAGTGATTTTATCGCACTAGATGGGAGATATCTCTCGCCAGTAGCTTTTGAACCTTGAGTAGATGGCTTGCCGCTTTTGGTGCGCCACTTCTGCTTTGTCCAAGACTTCAAACTTCTTTGCGACTTCTTTAGAGGCATTACTCTCTCGACTTTCGTATCTCTTCAAGGCTCTCTTGTATGGTCATATCTTTTTTTGCATTAGGGTCATACTTACACTGATATTCACTCGGTACAAACTCCAGATACTCAAAGAACTGAGACTCAATAGTATTGTTTGCACCCTTAAATACGCAAATTAATTGTCTATTGTCTAATTTTTCGCACTTTACCTTACGACAGGTTACCATTTGTTCCGCTTGTGCGGTATGTGATTTTAACAACAATATGAACAGGGTTAAGGCTGAGAAGCCCACTCCGACAGTCACAATCCACGCTATAACCTCTACAAACTTACGCCTACGCTCTCTTTGCTTGTACAAAGTTTCTTGGCGTCTTTTACGGATTTGGCCTTCCATT